AACTTTGCAGATGGTACTCCTTATACACAAGAACTAGCAGAGAGAGTTATTCATAATCTACATTACTATGATAGTATTATAGATGTAATTCATGATTCAATTAAATCAGAAATATCTGCTTCTATTCATTCTACTCGATTACATAATACTGACCCTCAATTAGAAGTTCCCTCATACTAATACACTCCAAAGATACTACGAAGTAACTTGAAATATACCCCCAAGGAACTTGAATAAATATATTTTCACTTTTAATTAAATGTTAAAATAAATATAGTTGCGTGTTTTGTTTTGATGATAATTAATCGTTATATGAGAGGTTATTCGTGTTTATTGTTCTTATAAATGTGTGATCTTATTGTTGTCTTGGCGTGCAGTGTATCATAAAAACGAAAAAAAGTCAAGGGATAAAAGACACTCAGAGAACTGGCATATAATTCGTTGACAAATAAAATCTGAGATTTCTGAGTCTTATTCGTCCTGAGTAAGACTCAGAGATTTTCGTAGATTTCCGTGAGACTTATAAGAATCACAGTTCTCATGAGACTCAGAGAGAATCAGAGAAAATGGTCAGAATCTCACAAGAATTATGAGACTTATAAGACTCGTCCACTTTGAGAAGTGTCCACGAGACACAGTAGTCTCATTGTTTATGCTGTAGACTACTAGGGTGGTTCTGAGGGAGGGAAGTAATACACAGTGTTCGTGTATTCTAATTACACAGTGTTGTGAGATATTCCATACCCCCAGTAGGGTTTTATATTACAATTAAGCAGTGTTGTTTGAGTTCGTTATAAGCAGTCCTAAGTGTTGACAATACCTTCGTGTTATGATATCATGATACCTGGGTAATACATTCTTAATTCTAATTACTCAGTGTTGTTTGAGAAGAAATATACAGACCTTCGTTATCATATACCTCCTATAGGGTTTCTAATTATAATTAAACAGTACAGTATAATAAGTATTCGTTATTGTTCGTGCATTATAATTAAACAGTGCTATGTGTTATAAACACAGTATATTGCGATTAATGATGTAAAGTATTATAAACCGATGGGGGGTCCGAAAAGAAAAACGCATAAGTCCCTAACCTACAAAAGTATGCGTCTGCGAGTGATATATAATTCGATATAAGAAAACAATTTAGAATAAAAAATTTTCCACCAATAAAAAATCACCTATAGGGTTGATATATAGAGACTAAGTAAGTATCATCAAAAGAATGCAATGTTAGAATTTACAAGAGAGGAGAGGGAATTATTAATTGAGACTCTTCAATATAGATTAGAGAATGATAAGATAGTAAAACTGAATGAGTTATTACGAGAGGATCTTGAAGATTTATTGTTTAAAGTAGAAGACACTGAATGAATACTTATAGTATTGAATATCAAGGAAAGACGATAGTAAAGGAAGTAAGAGTAGATGAATTAGAGAAAACATTATCACAAGTAAAGGGTATTGTAACACTGACTGGAAAGGACATTAAGGGAATCAAAGTAGTTCTAAATAGGGAGTAACCACCATTGCAATGATTGACATGTAGTGGTATAATGTAAATGTCGGAATTAATTTTTTATGGCTAAAGGATTCACAGTAAAAGCAAAAGCCCCGGTAATAAATCCAGAGAATGCTGATGCATTTAATATGGAGAGGGCAAAGGAAAAGATTCGTGGGAAGTCGGTAGTATTTTGTCTTCCTGGAAGAGGAGTATCATATCAATTTCTGAAGAGTTTTGTGCAGTTATGTTTTGACTTAGTTCAGAACGGTGCAAGCATTCAGATTTCACAAGATTATAGTTCAATGGTGAACTTTGCACGTTGTAAGTGTTTAGGTGCAAATGTATTGCGTGGACCAAAGCAAGTACCATGGGATGGTAAATTGAAGTATGACTATCAGTTATGGATTGATAGTGATATTGTATTTGATACTGAGAAGTTTTATCGTCTAGTTGATATGGACCAGGACATTGCATCTGGATGGTATTGTACAGAAGATGGAAAGACATCATCAGTTGCTCATTGGTTAGAAGAGGATGACTTCAAGAACAATGGTGGAGTTATGAATCATGAGACACTTGAGAGCATGGCAAAACGTCGCAAACCATTCACAGTTGACTACACAGGTTTCGGATGGGTATTAATTAAGAAGGGAGTATTTGAGAATCTTGAGTATCCCTGGTTTGCTCCGAAGATGCAGGTGTTTGATTCTGGTGAAGTGCAAGATATGTGCGGGGAAGATGTCTCATTCTGTCTCGATGCAAAAGAAGCAGGATTTGAGATTTGGTGCGATCCAAAGATTCGTGTTGGACATGAGAAGACTAGAGTCATCTAATGTTCTTTTAGAAACGTCTACTTGACGTTTCAACCAATCTTTTGATATAATACCCTTAGGAGAGATATGAGTTCTTCTGAGGGTCTTTTAATAAGAAAAAAAAACCCGAAAAAACCGTTAAAAAGGAGATTAATTAATCATGGCAAATCGTCGTCTGATGGGTGATAACAAAATTGAATCACTACCAAAGAATACTCGTCAAGGAAGTGGTAAGAACACTAAGTATGCTGCAACGAGTCGTAATAAGGCACGGAAAGCATATCGTGGTCAAGGACGAGGTTGAGTGTATAACCTTCAATTGTTAACTTATTTGGCACCTAGTTCCGTTTGTGGTGGAGTAGGTGTTTTTTCTTTAGTTGATATTCCTCAAGATACCTGTATTTTTAAACCAAAAGAGAAGAAACATGTATTTTGGTGTGAAGTTTCACCCGAAATCAGGAACAATATAGAAAACCTAGTGTATGGTGATGAGCATGGGTTTTGGATTGACTGTGATTTAGACCGTATTGGACAACAATATTACATAAATCACTCAAATTCACCAAACGTTGCATACAATAAGGACACTGGTGAGTTATATTCTGTTCGTGATATCAAAAAAGGTGAAGAATTAACAGATTATTACTTCCCAGGAGAAAGAGGTTGGCTTACCTAAACCATAGTTTACCTGATTGGTCTTGTTATATTCGTAATGAGTTCCTTTATAACCATAAAAAAGGACATGGGGAGGTTACAAAGTGTGACATTCACTCTGTTGCTAGTATTGAGAAGAGAGTTCCTCTCTTTGAAGCATTTCTAGAGAACGGTGTGAACTGGACTAGACGACCTTTACATGCCTTTTGCTGGAAAGAAGACGCACCCATAGAGCCTTTAGAGGACATAATGTACTGGGACTGCTTTTCACCTTACATAGACGTTCAGAGAAGGCATAGACTAGCTAATTTAGATGCACAATTGATACGTCCAGACGGAAAAAAGGTACTTGGAACATATATGTTCACCCTAGATTGGTCTTGGGAGAACAAGGGAGTGCCAGATTTAAATTTTTCGGAGACTCCAGAGCATAAATGTGCCCATTTGTTCAAAGTTGAGACTGGGAATTACTATGCATACCCCAACAATCGTATTATTTGGTACGATAATGCTTGGGTATTCAATAGAATTGAGAAAAATCCTGGTTATGAGATTGATTTGACTGTTTATTCAGTTGAAAATAAGAAAAAACTGGAAACTTCTGATCATTACATGTATGAGATTAAGAATTTAGAAAAAGAGTAAATAGAAAAAGGGATAGAACCCCTCAAAAAGTTCTGTTTTTCACAAAACAGGAGCAAAAATGGCAAAGTATCATGTTGACAGAGATACTGAGTACATGTACAAGATGTGGGGAACTACATCGTTAATAACAGACTATTGGACCAAGCCAAAAAAGAGGAATGGTACAGAAGAAACACTTAATGAACAGAAAAAAAATAAAACAATTTAAAAACTCTTATAGATATATTAAATAGAGTGTAAATCTTTAATGTCAATAGAGGTTTCAAGGTCATTTAAAGATATTAGTTTATCTTTTACTAAACATCCCGTAACTAATGATATTTTAATTCTTAAGAATGAAGATGCAATTAAAAAATCCGTATCTAATATCATAAGAACTTCATTAGGTGAAAGATTTTTTGATGCTAATCTTGGAACCAGGATAAATGATTATATATTTGAGAATGCTACTCAAGATGTAGTATTTACGGTAAGGGATGATATCAGATCTGCCCTTGATAACTATGAACCAAGAATTAAAATTGATAGAATTGATGTTGATATTACAGAAGACGGTAATGAATTGAATGTTCAAGTTGTCTATGACATTATTGGTCTAGGTATTTTACCACAAAAAGTAAATTTCATCTTATCACCAACTTAAAGAATAATGTCGTTTAATCAGTTTACAAATTTAGATTTTGATAATCTAAAAATCCAACTAAAAGATTACTTAAGAGAAAACAGTAATTTTACTGATTTTGACTTTGAAGGTTCAAACTTTTCAACGTTAATTGATTTACTAGCATATAATTCTTATATTACGTCATATAACACAAATATGACGGTAAATGAATCTTTTCTAGATAGTGCTACTATTAGAGAAAATATAGTATCACTTGCCAGAAATATTGGATATGTTCCTAGATCAGCAAGGTCATCAAAAGCAAAAATTAGTTTTAGTGTTAATACTGAAGGATTTTTAGATGTAAAAACAGTAACATTAAAGGCAGGAGTCGTAGCATTAGGGGATATTTCAGCAGGTAGTTATATTTTTTCTATCCCAGAAGATATTACAGTATCTGTTGATGCTTTAGGATTTGCATTTTTTAATGACATTTTAATATCAGAGGGTGTATTTTTAACAAAGTCATTCTCAATCAACAATTCTTTACAAAATCAAAGATTTGTTCTACCAAATCCACGTATTGATACTACAAGCATTCGTGTATTTGTTAGTGAGACTACAACTGAAGAATATAAGGCATATTCAAATATATTAAATATTGATTCTAATTCTAAGATATTCTTATTTCAAGAAGTAGAAGATGAAACATATGAAATAATCTTTGGTGATAATGTTTTTGGTAAGAGACCACAGTCTGGAAGTTCAGTTTTTGCAAGTTATATTGTAACTAATGGAAAAATTGGAAATGGTTGTGCTAAATTCAGTTTCACCGGAATTTTAGAAGATAATAATCAAAATAAAATAACTACAGGTATATCACCAATTACAACATTAGCAGCATCTGAAAATGGTGATGATATTGAAAAAATCGATAGTGTAAAATATCTCGCACCTAGAGTATATTCATCTCAATATAGAGCAGTAACTGCTAATGATTACAAAGGACTAATACCATATATTTTTCCTAATGTAGAATCAGTTAGTGCTTATGGTGGTGATGAAGTAGATCCCCCAGAGTATGGTAAAGTATTCATATCAGTCAAACCCAGACAAGGTAGGTTTATATCAAAAATAACAAAAGAACAAATTAAAAAAGAATTAAAGCAATATGCAATTGCTGGTATCAAACCAGAAATAATCGATTTAAAGTATCTTTACATAGAATTGAATACTAGTGTTTACTATGACAAAGGTTCTATTGGTGAAGTATCAGAGTTACAAAAACAGGTCATAGAATCTCTACAATCTTACGGTTCTTCTTTTGAATTAAATAATTTTGGAGGAAGATTTAAGTATAGTAAAGTTAATGCATTGATTGATAGCATTAGTCCAGCAATTACATCAAACATTACGAAAGTTATTATGAGGAGAGATTTTCAACCACTGTTAAATATTTTTGCAACTTATGAGTTGTGTTTTGGTAATAGATTCCATATAAAGAAAAATAATGTAATTGATAATAGAGGATATAATATTAAATCAACAGGATTTAATATATCTAATGTTGATGGTACAGTTTATATGTCTGATGTTCCAGTTAATAATGACTATGGAACAATATTTTTCTTTAGTTTAAAAAATAATATTCCATTTATTGTTAATAATAGTGCAGGAACTGTTTATTATAAAAAAGGAGAAGTATTATTAGACACAGTAAATATAGTTGGAACTAATAGTCCTAATGGAATAGAAGTTCAGGCAATTCCAGAGTCAAACGATGTAATTGCATTGAAGGATATATACTTAGAATTAAGTTCAGAAAATCTTATAGTTAATATGATTGAAGATAAGATTACTTCTGGAGAAAATACGTCAGCTACAGAATATATTATAACATCAAGTTACTCAAACGGAACTTATACAAGATAACATGTCATTAGAAATTAATAAGACTAAGGTTTCAATTCAAAATATAATAGATGCTCAAATCCCATCATTTTTGAATGAGGATTCACCTTTATTCAGTGAATTTTTAAATCAATATTACTTATCTCAAGAATATCCAACTGGATCAATGAATCTTGCGGATAATTTAACTGATTTAAAAAATATTGAAACTTATAACAATGAATTATTTTTTACTGCATTCGTTCCATCTAAGTTAACTTCTAACTTAAGTGCATTTTCTACAACTATAAATGTATCTCATACAATAGGATTTCCTGAGAGGTATGGTTTATTAAGAATTGGTAACGAGATAATTACATATCGGTCAAAGACATCAAATTCATTTGTCGATTGTTCCAGAGGATTTAGTGGAGTTACTGATGTTTCAAATCCCATATTAACTTTCACTAAAACTGTATCTGAAGGCAATGAACTTGATACAGAAGTACAGAATCTAAACTTAGTTTTTTATCAATTTTTATTTACAAAGTTTAAGGCACAGTTCCTTCCTGGATTTGAAAATAGGCAATTTGTGCCAGAAATAAAAATTAAAAATATACTATCAAGAGCAGTAGATTTTTATACATCAAAAGGAACAGAAGTTTCATATCAACTTTTGTTTAATGTATTATATAATAAAAAAGTTTCCATGATTCGACCTCAAGAATTTATCTTGAGGCCATCTGATGATAATTATTTCATAACTAATAATATCTTACTTGAGAAAGTTAGTGGTGGAGATCCATTTTCAATTGAAGGTAAGACATTATTTCAAAATGTAAGTGATTCTACTGAGGCAAGTGCTTCAGTATATTCTATTGAATATAGACCAGTTAATGGAAAAGATTTTTACGAAGTATATTTGGATAGTACTTCATTAACATTTTCTTTTCTAAGTACAAATAAAACAAATATATCAAAAGACGAATTATCTAATGGTGATTCATTATTTGTTGATTCAACTATTGGTTTTCCAAAACAAGGTACAGTTCTTTTAAAAGGTAAAAATACTAGTAATACTTTTATAGAATTATCTTATAGTGGGAAAACGAATACTCAATTTTTAAATGTTACTGGATTAACTGTAGATGTTGAATATGGAGATGAAATTTTAGAATCTAATTTTGCATATTCTTATGATGATGACAATAATGAAATTAGATTTAGAATTGTTAGTGTTATTGGTGAAGTAGACTATGCAGAAAGTTCAAATTTATTAGTAAATGATACTATCTCACTATCATCATTTGGAGCAGAGTTGGGAGATAAACCAGAATTCAATACTTGGGTTTATAATATTCCATCAGAACATGATATTAAAGAGATTAATCTTTCTGCAGATGTCAGTGGTAATATTTACAATATTACTTTCTATGAAAGTATTAATTTTTACCTAGACCAAAGTCTTAATTTTAGTAATCCAGATGATCCAGATGATATTGTTTTATATGGGTATGTAAATAAAATATTAGAAGATGATAAAGTTGAAGTTTTTTCAAATCAAAATATTTTATCGAAAAAACTAGTAAAAAAAGAAATAAATTTAGGAACAAGTGAAAATGATAGAATTAAATCTATAAAAAATATTCCTGTATGTATTCAAAATACTTATATTGATACTGAAAATGAATATTATTATGTTGCTGCTTCCGGAATACCACAATACCAAATTCATTCAGAAGTTCCCGAAGTATTTGTATCCGCAAGTGTTGTTAGTGGAGGAAGCACAGATATTTTAGATACAAATAGAGTACATAAATTTTATACTGGTGAAAAAATATTTTATTCTGGTAATTCAAACTCTGGTATTTCTTCAGGAGTTTATCACATAACTTGTGTAGGTAGTAATCTCGATAGTACTAAAGTAAGACTTTCTTTAAGTAAGAGTGATTTATTTTCAAAAAAATATGTATCAACAGATGTAAATATAACTTCTGATAAATTTGTAAAACTTGATTTTGAAAATAAAGAAATATTAAATCAAAAAATTCTAAAAAAATTCAATTTAAATAAGAGTAGTGATAGTTTAAAAGAGATTGCAACAAGGAGTACTAATAATAAAACTATTGGTATGATGGTTAATGGTGTAGAACTCTACTCTCCTACTTTATTTGATGAAAACATTTATTATGGACAATTAAATTCTATTGAGATAACAAATTCTGGTAGTGGATATGATATCATAAATCCACCAGAATTGATGATATTTGATACTGCTGGTATTGGTGCAACAGCATATGTAAATATTGAAGGCCAATTGGATGACGTTATTATATCATCTCCGGGATTGGGATATCAAACAAAACCAAAAATTACAATTGTTGGTGGTAATGGTACTGGTGCAGCAGTAGAACCAAACTTAGTAAAACGTGCAATATCTGCTACTTTTAGGGGGGATGGAATAGGATTTAATTCAGTTGATGATACTATCACTTTTCAAACAAAGCATAACTTTGACCCAGGTGAAGAAATTTTATACACCCCCAATTCCAACCCAGAATGTTTGCCATTAAAAGCAAATTCCACGTATTTCCCAGGGATAATAGATGATTTTACTATTAAACTATATGAGAGTGAAATTGATGCATTAAAGCAAGAAAATCAAATAAATTTACAAGGAATAAGTTCTGGTACACATACTTTCACTACATTAAAAGTAAGAAATACTATTACTAAGATTTATGTAAAAAATCAGGGTAGTGGGTATTCCAATAGATCAATTAAAATTCCATCAGTTCTAGCATTTGATGGAAAAACTAATGGATTCAATACATTTGATGATTATATTTTTGCAAAAAAACATGGATTTAAAGATAGAGATTTAATTCTATATTCAACAACTGGAGTAAATGTTGGTGGATTATCCACAGAAACTCAGTATGTTGTAACAGTAATAGATGAAGATATATTCAAATTATCTAGTACTATATCTGGAGTTAATACAACAGGATATTCTAGTGCCTCAGAAACTCTTAAGTTTGAAAATTATAATAATCGTGTTTATGTTGGATTATCTTCGATTGGATCTGGTTTACATGAACTAAAATATCCACCAATAAGAGTAGAAGTAGAATCCCTTTCTGGTATAGGATTAACTGTAATTGCTCCTGTATTTGAACCAGTTGTTACTGGTTCAATTGAGAGTGTCTTCTTGGAAGATGCTGGTGTTGGGTATGGTGTATCTGATATATTAAACTTCCATAGAAGACCTGATATACAGATTAAAGATATAGAATCTACTGCATTAATAAGACCCATTGTCGTATCTGGTTCTATTGTGGATGTTCAGTTTTTATCATTTGGAAGAGGTTATGATTATGGTATTGATATTATAGTATCTGGTGATGGAAGTTTTGCTGATTTACGTCCTATTGTTGAGAATGGTAGGATTGTAAATATTATTATTGCCAATGGTGGAATTGGATATAGTCAAAATAATACAGAAATATTAATAGAAAGAAGAGGTAAAGATGCAAAGTTTATTGCTAATGTAAATGAGTGGAAAGTAAATCAAGTAGTTAGAAATAAAAATATATTAAATACACCAGATGAAGGTATTATTGCACCAAGTACCAATACAGAATTGGGTCTACGACTGATTAATTTCAATATACCAAAAATTATAAGAAAATCACTTGGTGATCACATTGATGAAATATCACTTAGAGAAGAGATAACAAATGAACACTCACCAATTGTCGGATGGGCATATGATGGAAACCCAATTTATGGTCCGTATGGAAAAATAGGAAATCAAATTAGAAAAATAGATTCTAGTTATGCACCAAAGATTGAACCTGATAAAAGATTAAGACCAGATTTTCCAGAAGGATTTTTCATTAAAGATTTCTATTATGATAGGGCTATTGGTGATTTAGATGAATATAATGGAAGATTCTGTACTACTCCAGAGTATCCTGATGGTGTTTATGCATACTTTGCAACAATAAACAGTAGAACACTTTCATCCCCAGTTTATCCATATATTGTTGCTGAGGAGTTTAAGGATTTTCTTATTGAGGAAAATTCCATTCCTACATTTACTCACAATGAGATGTTGGATGAATTGAAGTTAATAAGAAATATTAGTCCATACTTTATAAATTCTACCTTTTCTAGATATCCTCTGATATCCAGTGTTGATAAGAAATATAAACAAGAATTTACGGTGATTACAACTTTATCATCTGGTATTGATAATATCGATATTTTCTCACCTGGAGAAGGATATAAAGTCAATGATGATGTTGTTTTTGATAATAAAAATACGGGAGGAACTGGTGCATCAGCAGCAGTATCAAGAATTTTAGGTAGAGAATTAACAGAAATTGAAACTACAATAGATATATTTTCTGATGTAAAATTTGCAACTAGAGCATCTACAGTTGTTGGTATTGCTCAAACACCACATAACTTAGTTACTGGTGATACTATTTTAATATCGGATATTTCAGATACACGATATCAATATTTACCTGGAATTAAAAAGATTATTGTACCGCAAAATTCTGTTGGTATTGCTAGTGCTATACCTGAAATTGGACTTACTGGACTAACTGTAACTATCTATGTTAAAGATACAGTATCATTATTAGTTGATGATTTTATCAAAATAGAAAATGAGATACTTAAAATTATTGAAGTAATTCCAGAAGCATCTCAAATTACAGCAAATAGATTATCAAATACATCACAACATGCTGTCGGTACTGAAATAGAAATATTACCAACAAGATTTTATTTCAATCAAAATGATATTAATATAACTATTCCAGAAAATAAAGTAACTTACTTTAATTCAAAATCACTGATAGGATTCGGAACAGAGAAAAATAATTATACATTATACAATAATCAAAATTTAAATATACCAGCAAGAGCAATCTATGTAAAGGATCATAATTTTAAAACAGGACAAAAAGTAGACTATAATGTTGGATTTGGTGGAACCAGTATAAATGTTTCAACCGGACCAGACCAAAGTACTCTGTCTCCATTGCTAGAAGGAATAGTATCCATAATTAATCTCGGTAAAGACTTTATTGGATTAACAACAAATATTTCTGGTATAGGAACAGAGTTGGAATCCCTATACATATGGAATGATGTTTCAGTGACTGGTGCAGCTCACTCATTAACCACAATATATGATAATATATCTGGAGTAGTAGAAAACTATAATTTAAAAGTAACTACTAGTGAACCACATGAATTATTAGATGGTGATAAAGTCAAATTTAGTTTAATACCAGATATAGTAGATGAGTTTAGTTTAAGATATGATACTAATTTAAGAAAAGTAACAACAGAAATTGTCGAGTTTGATGTTAATGTTGCAGTTTCAGCAACAACGTCTGAATTTTATTTACCAGATAATACATTCAATACAGGAGATAAGTTAGTTTATTATAAAGATATAATTAATGACCCCCCAACACCAAATAGTCTAATTAATGGATTAGAAGACGGTAGTACTTATTACATTATAAAAGAAAAAAGGGACTATATTAAACTGTCTTCTACTTTAAATGATTCTAGTGATGGAATTAGTACCAATATTCTATCTCAGGGTACAGGAATTCAAGGTTTTGCATTAGTAAATCCTCCATTAAAAGTAACTAAGGGAAATAAGATAAGATTTGATTTATCTGATACATCACTATCTGGTATGGATTTAATGATCTATAAAGATAGCAAGTTACTTATTGAATTGGAGACATATCGGTATAAAAGAAGTAGTATTGAAGCTGGTTCAGAAGATGCAACATTAACTATTATAACCACTGAAGATTATATCGGAAATACTCTATACTATAATTTAATACCTCTATCACCAAGTATTCAAGAAAAATATCAAATATCGTTAGATAATGAGGTTAACGGAAACAATCAAATTGTAATTAATAAAAGTGTTCTAACTAACGAATATCCTATTATATCCATAGGAAATACCTCGTTTAGATTTAATTTAAATGATAAACCAGAAAGTTTCAATTATAATGTATCTAGTGGAATAAACACAGTATTTTATGATACAAATTCAAGGAATGCTAGTGGTCCTGTATCAAAAGTTAGAATAGATTTTCCAGGTAGAGGGTATAAAAAAGTACCTAAAGTAAATTCACTTAATACAGATAATGGAAATGGTGCAATATTAAAGACAGTTTCTTCTAGTGTAGGTAAAATTGATACTTTACAGAGAGTAAAAGATGGATTTGATTATCCAACGGATCCCACACTAAAACCAATATTGAGTGTTCCTACCGTATGCCAAATAAAAGATATATTTACGGTTGGTTCTATTGGTATCGTTACTGGTGGGAACAACTATAATATCCCCCCGACAATAAAAGTTATTGGTAATGATGATTTAGAACTTGAAGCAAATATACAAGGTGGTTCCGTCACTAAAGTTATTATCGAGCAAAATGTTAATAATTTATCTGGACCATTAAAAGTAATACCAACAAGAAACTCTAATGGATTTGATATTGATGATATTGTCTATGATCCAATTCAAAATAGTGTAACTTTAGAATTAGTCAATGCTGATAGTCAAATTTATCCACTCATAACTAATGCTTTTGGTGACTCGGAGATTAATTTCCCATTTGAAGTTGGAGATGCCATCTTTATTGAAAACTGTAGGATTACAGATGTTTCTCGGACTAGAGGATTTCTTGATTACAATTCATCTAATTTTAATTTCAGATTCTTTACTGTAACAGGGATAAGCACTGATAATTTTACTGTCACTTATAGTATGAATGGTATTGGACTCAATATGGGTGAATACAATACAGATATTAATTTTGGTTATGTCATTAATAAAAAAGACATGGCAGAATTTGAAATGATTATCTCTGATGATTTGTCATATAGTTCTGGTGAAGATGTAGTTGGATTTGATTCTAATAATAAAGTAGTATTTTCTGCTGTTGTTACTGATAATGGATGGGATAATGATATTAATCAGCTAAGGTTAATAAATTCAAAGGGTGAATTGTCTATTGGTAATAAACTTTTAGGAACAAGATCCAGATTAAATGGAACTATTGCAAATGTTAATCAATTCAATTTAAAGTCAACTCTAAATGTTACTAGTAAAAAAGTAAATGACTTTAGAGATAATGCTGGATACCTCAACGATTTCCAACAAAGAATTGCTGATAATAATTACTATCAAAAGTTTGCATATGCATTGAAATCGGAACTCCCATATGACACATGGAGTGAATCAGTAAGGTCACTCGTCCACCCATCTGGATATAAGGAATTTTCGGATTTAGATATCATTGAAAAAGCATCAAATTCTATGAAAATTGATGTGGGTGATTCTTCATTGAATGTGAATGTTAGCATCGATTCTAGAGAATCGATGTATAATAAGTACAACTTTAGTATGGTCAGTGAGGAAGATTCTTTAGAAGATGGAAGTGTAGAAAGAATATTTTTCCCAGAGGGTGTTGATTTAACACCATTCATCTTAAGTTTAACTAATAAAGTTGTATCTATTGATGATATTAGTGACCAATTTACTGGAATCTCCAGTAATATTGGTGGTATAATAGTTGGAATAAGTACATTTAAGTTAAAAAATAGAGGAACTCCTTTATTCTATAGAGAGTTTAACTCTTCTGATTTTAATATAGTTTCCATAGAAAATAATAAGTTTGATTTAACCAATCATAATTTCCAAACAGGACAAAGAATATATTATGATGTTCAAGAAATTGATATCGACCCATTAGGATCAGCAGTTACTATAGTGGATATAAATTATCAACCACCAAGTGTTTCTCTGAAATTTGACAGTCCAATATTCACATTTGACACGGACCAGTTAAGTTTCGATCAAACTTAAACCATAAATAAAAGTAAATGTGTAGTGCATAATGGCGAAGCAAGCAATAGGCATAGGAAGTTTACCCAATGATGGAGGGGGTGATAGCCTTAGAGATGGTGCTATTAAAGTTAATAGTAACTTTAATGAAATATATACTGCCCTAGGTGATGGAAATGCGATAACAAACTCTATTGCTTTTGCATCTGTTGCTGGAGTTTCAACTCTTTCTGATTATGCAACTAATGCTGGTATTGCAACCTTTGCAACTACTGCTGGATTCACTAGTTTTACTACAATTGCAGGTTTTTCCAGTGTTTCAAATTATTCAACTGTTGCTGGGTTAGCAACTAATGCTACTTATGCAGATACTTTAATTAATTCTCCAGATATTATTGTTGGTGTTATAACAGCATCAAGATTTGTTGGAGATGCATCTTATGCTAGTGGTATAGTTACTTCACTGGTTGCTGGTTCTAATGTAACCATTGAAAGAACTGGTGGAATCGCAACCGTTAGTATTGCTGGTGGTGGCGGTGGAGGAGGAGGTGGATTCGGTGTTGCCTCACAGTGGTTGGATACTCTCTCAGGAATTACCACTGCTTCCAGAGTTGGTATTGGCACAACTATACCCGATACATCGAGTCAGTTGCATGTAAAGGGTGGTAGGATCAATGTCACTGGAGTTAATGCTGGTAATGAGGCAATACAAATAGAAAATGGGGCAAAAGTAAACTTTGGTACATCTGGTGCCGCAATCTATTATGACTCAGTTGACTTAAGAATTGACACAAACTCATCTATAAGGATGAGTGATGGTGCTAGGAACGTATTTACTGCAAATGCTGGTGGTGGTTCTGAATTATTTTTTGATGGTGATAGAAAATTCACAACAACTACTATTGGTGGTCAAGTTGATGGAACTTTAAACGTAGTTGGTCTTACTACAACAAATGCATTATATTCTGCAGGAGATATTACCTCTGCAGGATTCGTTACTGCAACAACATATTATGGTAATGGTGGAGATTTAACTGGAATTGTAACTACACTGGTTGGTGGTGCTAATGTAAATCTTACTATAGATGGTGGTCAGGTAACAGTTGATGTAAACTCCGACTCAGTTTGGAATGGAAATGCTACTGGTATTAATACTTTAGGAAATATTGGAATTGGAACTACAACTGCATCAAATAAATTAACAGTCATTGGTGAGTCCTCATTTGATGGTGCAGTAGGATTTACTAGTGATATTACACTTTCCTCAGGAAGGATTGAAGTTCCAGCATCAAGCAATATAAAAATTGGAGCAGATTATATTGGGTCTGGTGGTTCAAGAAATATTGGTCTCGGTGATAGAGCACTCTCATCATTAAGTAGTGGTGGTGGTCATAATATTGCAATTGGTGATTTATCTGGACAGTCAGTTTCATCTGGTCAGTATAATATCACCATTGGAGATAGATGTGGTCGTGAAATGATGACTGGTGATTATAATGTTATTTTGGGTGGTTTTGATGGTCAAAATTCAGATTTAGACATCAGAACCTCAGATAATAATATCGTACTATCTGATGGAGAAGGAAATGTTCGTTATTTTGTAGACTCTAATGGAAAAACTGGTATAAACACCACAATAGCAAGAACAGAATTAAGTGTTTTAGGTGTTGTATCTGCTACTAGTTTTTATGGTCAACTAAATGCAGAGCAATTAACTGGCATTCTTCCAATTATTGATGGTAGTAATTTAACAGGGGTTACTGCTGTTGGTTCTGGTATTGAATTGGAAAATAATGGGTCTAGTATTGGTGTTGGAGCAACACTTAATTTTGCGGATAACTTAGATATTGAACTTAGTGCAGGTGTTGCTACAGTATCCATTTCTGATTTAAATATTTCCAATTTAAATGTAAGTGGCATATCAACACTTGGAGTTGCAACTGCAACTCAATTAAATGTTTCTGGTGTTTCTACATTCCAAGGTATTTCTACATTCCAAGGTAATGTATATCTTGGTGATAGTAATAGTTTGTATTTTGGTGCTGGCAATGATTTAGAAATCAAGAGTGATGGTGTCAATGGTTACATTAGACAACAGACATCTTCTTTAAGTTTATATTCTGACGAATTATATTTAAGAAATAATACTAATAATGAACCATACCTTAAAGGAGTAGTAAATGGTTCAGTAGAACTTTATTACGACAACTCCAAGAAATTTGAAACTTCTAGTTCTGGCGTTGACATTACTGGTTCTATTACTGCAACTGGCGGAGTTACTGCAAATACTTTCAGTGGTTCAGGTGCAAACTTAACTAATCTACCATCATCACAACTAACTGGTACTCTACCAGCAATTGATGGTTCTCTATTGACTGGGATTGTGGCATCAGGTACTGGTATCGCACTTGAAAGTAACGGATTCCCTGTAGGTTCTGCTACCACAATTGATTTGGGAACAGGATTATCAGTTGAACTTAGTGGTGGTATTGCCACAGTCACTGCATCAGGTGGTTCTGGTGGTTCAAGAGTAGTTGTATCTGGTTCAACTACTTCTATTGCAGATGAGAGTATTGGTAATATAGATATAACAGGATATAAATCTTATGCATTAATGCATGTTGGTCTATCTACCACAGGTTGGATACGACTATATACTGATAGCACATCAAGAGACAATGATATTAATAGAGGTCTTGGGAATGACCCAACACCTGGCAGTGGGGTGATTGCTGAAGTTGTAACTACTGGAATTTCTACAGAACAAATAATTTCCCCATTCACAATGGGTGGTAATCTGATGGATCCAGCAAATACAACAATATATGCATCAATTAAGAATCTTTCTGGTTCAACTCAAAATATTACGGCAAACTTAACTATTCTCCCACTAGAGGTTTAATTAACAAATGGCAATTTCTACACACAGAGTTACGATAAATGCTCAAGACTTAGGATCTTGGTCGGGAGTGGATGTTATTAATCAATTAGAAGATGCTTTTATTTGGTTAGATTGGCATGGTGATGCCGAAAGTGGTCTTATTTGTGGCATTACATCATTTAGTGGTGGTGGTACGTTATCTGGTGATAGCAATATCTATTATTATGAGGATGTTAGACCAATTTCAACATCTGGTATAGGAAGTGGGGCATCTTTTCGTGTTGGAAGAGAAGAAGATGTTGGATATGTAACTTTAAATAGACCAGGAACAAATTATGCTCCAGGTGACACGGTAACGTTATCAGCAGAAGATATTGGTGGTTCTGCTAATGGTGCTACAGATATTGAAGTAACGGTTGTAATTGCTGGTGAAATTAGTGGTGGTTTAGGTTATGGTATAACTGTTACTGGAAATTATGACACAGAAGGTACAGATAGAAATGGTTTTGTTACGGGTAGTAATGCAACTATTACAATTAGAGAAGGTGATACTTTAACATTTGAAAATAGGTCAGGGAGAGGTCTCGGTATTATTCAGTCTGGAGCACATTTTGATGAAAATTTCAGAACTTATTATGCGGTAGTAGAACCGTATTTTGAAGGTTTAGTTTTTAATGTTATTAACCAAAGAAATACCAGTAGTAGTGGTGACATAACAAGATGGACTCCATTACCAGGTCAAAGAGGAGAATATACTGTTAATGATGATTGGAGTAGTTATGGTTCATTCAATCCGACAATTGTAGTTGACCCAGCACCTTCTGGTATTACAATTAATAGTTATGGTGGTAGTTCGGGATTTTATTCAAAAGATGTTACAGATACTTCCGAACCATGGGGTGTATTGAAGCAAACAATAAATGCTTCTAAAACTTATGGTTCAACTTACCGTATATTTGGATTTAATGACACTAATACATATCTAAGTCTTTGGAGTGGTTCTTCATTTTTCCCTGATAAGTTTAGATCTTCTGATAGTAATTCTTACAGATATGGAACTGGACATGGTTATGGGAAAAGATTAGGTGGAAATCCTAATGCTGATATTTCATATGCTAATATTAGAGATCAGCATTCCTCTCCAGTTTATATGGATAGAATGGCGGAAATTCATCCAGATAATGGATCTGATAAATTAAACATTGGCGGAGTTACAGGTAGACAATTAGATTTAAATCTCTTCCGTTCATCCATTGACCCCAATTTTGCTGTATTATCGTTCAACATACCTACTGCTGCCGCATCAAAACTAAGAGATAGAACAAAAGCAACATTCTTCCTTCATAATTATGAAACTTCAGTATGGGATTTAGATAACGTATTTTTAAGTGGATATACTGAAATTTTCCCAACAACTGATGATAATGAACCTGTACTTACATTTAGAAATTTCCTGGTGGGAACTGCAAAAGAATGGTCAAGCCAATATAAAAGCTATCCAGCAAAAAAAAGTGCTGAGTTTGGTTATGCTTATGTGCTGACGGGTGGTAGTGCACCAGGTTCTCAGACATATAGTTGCTTTGATGATACATATTATCGGTCAAATACTTTGGATACATATAGAGTTGCTGCTACTGACATTAGTGTCAGAGCATATTATAGAGATTCATCGAGAGATTCAAGAGCAAAAACTTATCAAAGCAATTCAAGCACATATGATAATATAGGTAGATTATCTAGTGACTTGGATTTTAATGCAGTAATTAAAGGAATACCATTATCTGCAAAATTTATGCCTGTTCCTTACTATATACCAGATGACTTTGTTTTAATTGATTTTTATTATAATGTTCCTGGTGTAAATATTCAACAAGGGGATACTATTACGATTGGTGGTTCTGAGCAATATACAGTTATCCAGGGTTCTTATAATCAGAGTGGTAGTACAAAAGGAATTCTATTCTGTGGAAGGAGTGTATAATGCCAGATTTTAGTTTTGCGGCTTTAAATGGTGCAGTTCCCTTTGGTTTAACTACTAAACTATCAGATGATCAAGTAAGTTTTGATGGTGCAACTTTAGATAATGCGGTATTAAATATTGATGCAAACTATGGAGTAATTGGTGCTGCAGTAACTTTTATCCCTGACCAAGGAGAATCAAAAACAGATTTCAACTTTAATAATGTTGTTCGTGAAGAGGTTGATTTTATATCAACATTAGTTTTTAATGGAAATACGTCAAGTGGAATTGAAACTTCAACAACTTCAATTGTTGAAGAAGGGTTAGTTTTGCATTTAGATTCTACTAATTCTTCTTCTTATGGTGGTGGTAATACTTGGACAGATATAAGTGGACGTGAAAATAATGCGACACTGATTGGGAATTATGCTTTCGCAAATTCCCAAATGATTTTTACCGATAATGGATATGCAAGAATTCCAATAGATCCTGACTTTGATTTACTTGGTGATTTTGCATTTGAAACTATTGTTTATATGACAGGAACTCCAGATGCAACTTATCCATCTGCATTAATTTCATGTTGGTCTGAAGTAGATGATGGAAATAGAAATAATTTTATAATTTTCGTCAATAGTGCAAGACAAGTTGTTGTCCAGATGAATAATGCTGAATTTTCATTAGCACATCCAATTGCCCTTAATTTAAATCAATGGCATCACATTGTGTTTACTAGGAGGGGTTCTATAGTAGAATTATATATTGATAGTGTAAAACACTCTTTAGAGACAACATCTTATTCTTCAAATGTCTTAATGAGACGTGACCATCTAGAAATTGGAAGATATTCTGCATCTAGTGGTCAATCATTTGAGGGAGCTATTCCTCTTGTACGGATTTACACTGGAAGAGGATTATCATCTCAGGAAATATATGAAAACTCTAGAACTATTCCATATTACCCAAACAAAAGGTTAAATTTAACTGATGGTAAATTCACTATCGAAACCTTGCTTTATTGGTCTGGTGATTCACCTAGTGATAGTTTTGGTATGATTCTTGCACAAGATCCTAGTGATGGAACAAGCCCAATGAACTATAGACTGAGGATAAGAAATAGTGGGAAAAGGGTGCAGTTTGCTTACCAAACTACAGCATCAATATCTAGTTTACAAACACTATCATATGATACTGAATTAGTGGCAAATTCATGGAATCACATTGCTGTTACTTATGATACCATTACGTTAAAACTGTATGTGAATGGTGTACAGGTTGCAAATAGAGATAGGACACTACATACAACTGAAGGTCTAACAACTACAATTGGAGACTCTATAGATAATGATGAACATCTATATGGAAAAGTTGCATACATACGTGCGTACAGTGATAGATGTTTTAGTGATTATGAAGTCTTCTCTAATGCGAATAGAGTATACATAAGAGACTCTATAGAGACAGAAGGTGTGGCAAGTATTGGTGTGGCAACAGAATTCGGTGTCACAGAAGCAGTTCCAGGATACCTGACAGGAAGAAGGCCCTTAACGGGTTTATTATTCCCTCGTGGTGTTTATAACAAGTAATAAGTAATAAAAAATGACAACTAGAGTAATTCCAGGTTCAGGTGCAGTATTTACACCAAATTTTGATGCTGAATATCGGGTATCATCTTTTACCATACTAGATGGTGGTACTGGTTATGCAAGCACTGACCCACCAAAAATTGAAGTTTTGGGTACTAAAACACCACTAGAATATGGTGAATTCTATCCAATCATTGCTAACGGTGCAATTACTCAAATAGCAGTACTAAAACCTGGAAAAGGTTATTTTCCAGCTGAAGGTACATCAGATACAAAAGTTGGAATAGTTACAACTGAATATGTTGAAAGTTCATTAAGAGTAACTAAATTTGATTCAAATAATAATCCATATGTCTCAGTTGCTTCAACCGAGTCACATGTTGTAATGTATGTTTCTTCAGGAAAAGGAAGTGCTATCTTTGAGAATGGATATAATCGTACTATTGAACAATCTGGATATTCTGGATTAACTGCTCCAATAACACCAAATTATTCTGGTAATCAAAACAGATTTTGGGGATTTTTTGACCCATTCCCATCATATTTCACAACTGGTCTTGGTACTGATGCAAAATTTAATGCATTCATCGTGTATGACTCATTTACTGGTGATGCAATATCAACTTCATTAGTGTTGAGAAGTGGGGGGTTAAAATACTCAATTGGAGACCAAGTTTCAATCTCTGGAACATATTTTGGGGGTAATACTCCAGCAAATGACATATCATTTACAGTTTCAAATACAACCAATACTAGAGTCGGTGCTGAAGCAAATAATAATTATGTTGGAGTTCCTGGAGAAACAGTATTAGGAACTGGTTCTGGTGTAATTTTAACTCTCACAAGAGATAGTTTGGGTGATATTGATGAAATTGAAGTCACTAATGGTGGTGCTGGTTATGCATTAACAAGTATTATTGGAATATCTGGAACTTATATTGGGGGCATTACTCCAGGTGATGATTTAAAATTAGCTCCAGAAGTCTTAGGTGCAGATTCAATACCTTCAGTTTCTTACATTCAAAAAACTGATGATAATGGATTCAGAGTTACTGGATTATCAACAGGATCACCATTTATAACATTACGAAATTTTGGCATAGGTACGCATTCATTCACTTATGAAAATCCTAATGCAAGTTCAATTGTTTTAGTTGATAATATTATTCAAAGTGGATTATTCAAAAGAGATTTAATCAGAACTTTAACTCAACCAATTAATATTAATACAACAACATTATATTTAAGTGGAATTACTTCAATAACATCTTTAGATACAATTCAAGTTGACTCCGAATACTTTGATGTTAAAGATGTTGAATTAAATGGTCCTAACACTGTTGAAGTAGTTAGGGGTACAATGGGTTCCGAAGTTGGTTACCATACTGTTGGAGCAGCAGTTACAGTCCTTAGAGGGGACTTTAATATTGTTAGAGATGAGATTAATTTTAAATCTGCACCATTTGGTCCAATTGGACCAGAAGGTCTAGAAATAAATTCATCTTTTAATGGGAGAATATTCTCAAGACAAGTTGATTATGGTAGTAGTCCTAATGATCAAAATGTTATATTTGATGATATTAGTACAAAGTTTGTAGGTGCTTCATCAACAGAGTTTTTCTTAACAAGTAATACCAAACCATTAGTTGGTATCTTCACCGATACTTCAGCAGTTTTGATTGGTGGTATTGATGCAAACTTAAATCCATTAGTTCTTATTAACAATATTCCTCAGATTTCTGGAACAGACTTTGATGTTGATAACGATAGATTGCAATTAGAAAAGGGAAATAGAATTAAATTTTTAACTGGAACACCAGGTGCTGGTAAGATTTCAAGAACAGTTTTCAATTCCGGGTTAGGATATCAGAGACTTATTGGTGCAGGTGGAACCGTAGTAGTTGGAGCAGGTGGAACGATATTGAGTGTAGATATACAACAATCTGGTAGTGGATATAGATCAGCACCACAAGTTGAAGTTGAATCACAAGTAGGTAGTGGGGCATCGTTAGTTGCTAATATAGGAGTAGGTGGAGTTATTACTTCAATTGATATTATTGAACCAGGAACTGGTTATGCCACAACATTACCACCAAAATTAGAAATTAGTATTCCTACGGGATACAGTGATATTCCTCTTGAGTACGTTAATTCACCCCCAGGTGAAGGAACTGGTGCTAAAGCATCGGTTGTAGTTGGAAATCGAGGAGATATTATTGGATTTGAAATGGAAGATCCTGGAATATATTACAAAATAGGTGATAGACTCCGACTTCCAACATCTGAATTATTAACAAGTACCGATTCATCTACTGTAAATGTTATTAATCTTTTATATGAAAATACTACAGGAATTACTACAGTAATTACGGATTCTCCACATGGATTAATCCCAGACGATTATCTAAGATTATCAGGAGTTGCAATGACTTGCGAATCCTGGTCAGGATTTACAACATTTACTATTAATAGTTTTAAATATGAGGAAACTGCTGGAATATGCACAATAACAACTGAAATACCACATGGCCTTCCAGAAGGAGATTATATACAACTTGAAGATATTAGATTAACGTGTATTTCTGACTATTCTGGTATCACATCTACTATTTTCCCATATCCCGCAGGTATAAACACTTTTGGTGATGCATACCCACAGAGTAGTCCAAATACTCTCGGGGGAACATACAATGTATTCAGATCCATTACAGGAACATCTGGCACAACTATTGTCTTTAATGCTGGTATTTCCACCATAGCACATTTTTATGAATCGGGAAGTTTAATTCAAAATATAACACCAACAGATGCTTATTATGATCCATTAAGTGGTGAATTTACTGTTACTTCTATTGGACATACGGTTACTACTGATAATAGAATTCAACTATTAGAAGGTGGATTTGCATTTACTTGTTCGATGGATAATAATGCTACTGAGCACTATCTACCAGAAAGTGATCATTTTGCAATAGGTAGATTACTTCAAGTAACTGGAGTAACAACAGATACATTCACCGCATATGTTGGTGCTGCTGGTGCAGGAGATTTTTATACTCCATCGAATGCAGTATATAATACAAGCACGGGAGATATCACTCTCACATTAGGAAATCACAATGTTTCGATGGGTGATACCATTTTTATACAAGATAATGCATTAACATTCACTTGTGATATGGATGCTAATCAGGCACAAAAAACATATCCACGTCCTGGTATTGATCCATTTGCGAATAGGGGAATTGAAGTAACTGGTATTGCAGGAACAACTGTAACCATAAATGTTGGTTCGGCAGGAGATAATCTTTACTTAACCCCAACGGATGCAAACTACAATCCAGTAACTGGTGACATGACTGTTACTGTAGGTCAACATGGTTTAAGTGTTGGTCGGAATGTCGTTTTAGTAGATAATTCATTCACATTCACATGTGCGTTGGATGGACATGGAACACAACACAATTATCCACGTCCTGGTATTGATCCATTTGCAGGAAAGTCAATTCCAATTACAAATGTTGGTTTAACAAAACATACAGTAACTAATGCAACATATAATCCAACTCTAGGTGTTATTTCATTTAATATACCCAAGCATGGATTTAACAATAGTGATTATGTAAAAGTATATGATAATTCATTACAATTTACATGTGATCTTGATGGAAATAGTTCAATTAAAGCATATCCAAGACCAAATTATGATTATCCAAGTGGAAGATGGATGATTATAAGCAATAGAACAGATGATACTTTTGAAATTAATGTTGGTGTATCAACTTATACTGGTAATCATACTTTCATAAGTGCCGATCCATATGGTCTTGTCCATCAAGATGGAACATTCACTATTAATGTAGGTACTGGTGGAACTGATACTAGTGAACATATTTTTGTTAGTGCTGCATCTGATGCAATTGAACATAGACCACAAGCAAATCACACATTTATTGGTGCATCAACCAACTCAATAGCAAGAAATCCATCAAGATATTTTACACCATATAATGCAACATATAATCCAATTTCTGGTGATGCAGTATTAGAAATTGGAAAACATCCATTTACAAAAGGTGAGGGTATTGTACTGAGACCAAATTCATTATCATTTACATGTGATATGGATAATAATCAGTCAGTTAAGTCATATCCACGTCCTGGTATTGATCCATTTGCAAGCAGATCAATACCAGTTAAAGATTTCACACCAACTACAATTACTTTAAATGTTGGTGCTTCTGGACCAAACAAATATTTCACACCAACGGATGCAAACTATAATCCAGCTACTGGAGACCTAACAGTTACTGTAGGTCAACATGGGTTGGGTGTTGGGAGAAATGTTGTTCTAGGAAATAATTCATTCACATTTACCTGTGCTTTAGATGGATATGCAACAGAACATACATATCCACGACCAGGAAGTGACCCATATGCAGGACGTTCTATTGCAATAACATCTGTTGGTGTAACTACACATACCGCAACTGATGCTCCATACAATGCAGCATCTGGAGTTGTTACTCTAGAAGTTGTTGGACATGGATTTAATAGTGGTGATTATGTATTAATAGAAGATAATTCCTTGAGATATTCTTGTGATTTGGATGGAAATTCTCAGTGGAAATACTATCCAAGACCAAATTATGATTATCCAAGTGGAAGATGGATACCAATATTCAATGTAACTAATGATACCTTTGATATTACAGTAGGAAATTCAAGTTATACTGGGAATCATACATTTATAAGTGCAACTGCAGATGGAATTAAGAAACAAGATGGTACATTTACAATAAATGTTGGTGACTCTGGGAATGGTCCAATTGCAAGATTTACACCTTCAGATGCCACTTATAATCCAGCAACTGGTGATTTTGTTATCACATTAAATGGTCATAGTTTAACTACAAGTAATACCATTAGTTTTGCACCCGAGTCGTTCGTATTCACATGTGATATGGATGGTAATAAAACAGAACATGCTTTACCTGAAATTGGACAACCAGCATATGAAAATATTCTCGGAATTACCACTACTACTACAAATACTATTACTGTAAATGTTGGTGCATCTGGTACTGATGTTGAGTTTACACCAACAGATGCTGTTTATGATACAGCATCTGGTGATTTAATTTTAATAATTGGTAACCACAATTTAAGTATAGGTGAAGGTGTAGTTATTTCAGATAACTCATTAACATTTACTTGTGATATGGATGCTAATCAGGCACAAAAAACATATCCACGTCCTGGTATTGATCCATTTGCAAGTAGGTCCATTCCAATTACAGGAACTTCTTCCACATCGATTACTATCAATGCTGGTGTAGCTGGAACTAATATTTACTTAACCCCAACTGCTGTAGATTACAGTCCAGTAACTGGTGACATGACTGTTACTGTAGGTCAACATGGATTAGGTGTTGGAAGAAATGTTGTTCTAGAGGATGATTCATTCACATTTACTTGTGCTTTAGATGGTCATGCTACGGAACATACCTATCCACGTCCTGGTACTGATCCATATGCAGGAAAATCGATAGAGATTACTAGTGTGGGATTAACTACACATACCACAACTGATGCACCTTATGATGCGGCATCTGGAGTAGTTACTTTAGAAGTAGTTTCGCATGGATTTAGTAATGGTGATTTTGTTAAGATTTCAGATAATGCATTAACCTATACATGTGATTTGGATGGTAATGTAGAACTAAAATCATATCCTCGTTCTGGATATGATTATCCATCAGGTCGTTGGTTGAGAATATCTAATGTAACTTCAAATACATTCCAAATTAATGTTGGTCCATCTTCATATACTGGTACACATACTTTTATTGCTGCATCATCAACAGGAAAATTGGAACATCAAGATGGAACATTCACTATTAATGTAGGTACATCTTCTGATACATCCGAACATATATTCCGAGTTGCTGAATCTGGTGCTATTAAGCATGAACCACAAGCAGCACATACTTTTGTCAGTGCAGCAGCAAATTCAGTTAAGCATTTACCACAGTCAACACATACTTTTGTTAGGACAAGTAATGATTCATTAAGTGTATATTCAGAATCTGGTTCTCCACACAATTTTATAAGATCTACTACAAATGCAATCAAGCATGAACCACAGTCAAATCATACTTTTATTGCTGGTATTCCATATTCAGTAAGACAGGATATCCAAGCACCACATACATTTGTCAGGTCTTCTGATGATTCAATTTCTGTCTATAGTTACAATGGAACAGCAACTATTGGAATTACATCGACCCTTTTCCCATATCCAGGTGCAAGTTATAATACTGTAGGTGATACTTTTGATGTATTTACTGCATTAGATGGAACTGAAGATAGCAAAATTGTTATAAACACAGGAATTTCCACTATTGCACATGATTATGATTTTGGTGGAACAGTTACAAATACACCGTTTACTGAATTTGTAGTTACTGTAGATGACGCAATATCTGATAAATTTAGTGGTTTTTATCCAGGACAGTTTATTCAGTTTGACGATGTTTCAAGATTATTTAATGGAAGAAAGAAGAAATTTACATTAACAGTTACTGAAGGGAATGAAACTAAAGTTTTAAGTCTAAAAACTAAAAGAGAATCAGACATGAAAATGGAAAACAATTTATTTGTTTTCATTAATGACGTGCTTCAGCAACCATATTATTCATACATATGGAATGGTTCCAGAATTGTATTTAAGGAAGCACCTTTGAGAAATTCAAAATGCACTATTCTATTCTTTAGGGGTTCTGATTTAGATGTAATTCAAGTAGATCCACCAGAAACAATTAAAGAAGGTGATATTATACAGATTGGTGAAAATAGACTTGATCCAGAAGATAGAGAACAATTTGAAAGAGTTGTTAAAAAGATTATTTCTACCGATACTCTAGACACATTCACATATGATAGTCTCGGCATTAATACAGACCCAACTTCAGAAAGACCATTAAGATGGAAAAAACAAACACAAGATAGAATTATTAATGGTGTCTTGTACTCTAAAGCAAGACCAAGTTTACGTTCCAGGGTTGCACCAATTACTAGGTTAATCAAATCCGTTGAAAAGGATGATGTTGAACTTTATGTAAATAATGCATTCCCATTATTTACTGACGTTGATAAATTACAAGAGAGTTTGAGAAATATAAACATAGTAAAAGATACTCCAATTCGACCAGCACTTGTTGAGTCAACTGTAAATACAGCATCTTCAGTAGAGGCATTATCAATTACAGATGTTGGTTCTGGTTATGATACAATAGTTAATCCAGTTTTAGTAATTTCATCTTCTTTAATTAAAAGGAAAGATCCAATTTACATTTGGAATGGTTTAGGGGGTGTTAGTGATAATTTTAATTTTAATGCAGTTTTACTTTCTACTCCTATTGTTGCAGTTGGTTCTAGTAATATTTTAGGAATCTCAACAAATGGAACAGAATGGCAAGAATCCACAATTGGGTATGGTAGTACTGAGGTTATAGATTTTAATTCAATTGCTTTTGCACCTACAGACAATTTTATTGCAGTTGGCAATACTGCAACAATAGTTAGAGGAAGTGGAATTGGTGGTACGTCAATGACCTGGACAGAAATGACTAGGTTAAAAGAAACATTTAGTGTTACTTCACCAACACCAACCATAACCCCCAGTTCATATACTGGTGATTTAAATGAGGTTATTTACAGCACATCAAAAGATATGTGGATTGCAATTGGTGATAATCGTGGGGTATTTACTTCTTCTGGAATTTCTTCAACAAGATTCTTTGAAAAAACACCACCTTCATTGGGTAATTTAAATAGTGTTGCAGCAAACTCAACATTAATAATTGCAGTTGGTGAAAATTCATCCATCATCTATAGTGATAATGGCAATATTTGGACACAGGTATATGGTATACCATCAACAAGAAACTTAAATCATATAATATGGAATGAAAGAGACTTTATTGCCGTAGGTAATCAAGGAACAATATTAAGGTCTAGTACTGGAACCTCTGATTGGGTAAGAATTGTTCCTAGTTTAATATTCAACTTCACTAAAATAAGATATGAGTATGGGATGTACTTTGCTTTAAGTGATTCGGGTCAACTATATTATTCACTCAATCTAGAAGAATGGATTTACAGAGATACTAACACTACAGCGCAATTGACGGATTTGAGATTTATACCAGAACCCCCTCCAGCAGAATTAAGAAACCCAAATGTACCTGTACTTTCTAATAATGGTAGATTTGTTGCTGTTGGTTTAGCTGGAACCAGTATATATTCTGAACCTGTATATAATAGGGCAACTGGTATTGCTACTGTAACTGATGGTTCAGTTGCTTCCGTAACTATTACAAATCCAGGATTCGGATATGATTTAATACCTTCACCTCCAGTGATAGTTGAATCAGATACGATTCATTTTGAGACAGTTAGATCAATAAAAGTAGTTGGTGATTTTGGATTAATTAGAAACGTTTCAGTTGGAAATTCATTCATTAACTTTGATTTAGAATCAGAACGTTATGATAATAGTTCTTTAGGTATTGGTTATTCATCTCTTAATACATATGGGGTTAATTTCAGTGAAATTCAAGTTGGTGATTACTTTGTAATTACTGAAAGTAATACCGTTGTTGGTCAAGCACTTACTGGAATTACTACTTACAGTGGTGGATTAAACAACTATCCCGAGTCTAAAGTAGGTACAGCACAATCAGGTGGAACCATTAATGGTGTATATCGAGCAGAAAGAATTACGCAACCAGAAAGTGGTATCGGAATTGTCACTGTAAGATGTATGTTTGCTTATGGTTCAGAGTATAGTGGACAACCAATAACTGCGTTTGTTGACACTACTGCAAATACTAATGGTATTTTTGGAAGATATTCTTGGGGTAAGATATTTGATTATCAAAATAGAAGAACCTTTGATCCAAAGGACTTTATCGTAAATAATGATGACGGAATGGTTGGTCTTTCTACTGCACCACAAGTCTATAGAACTCGTACTATAAAATAGCAATAAATAAAGAAAAAGTGTTGTATAAAAATGCCTGCTATTATCACTGAAAATTTTAGAGTAATGAACGCCGAAACGTTTATACAAAGTTTCGTTTCTGTTGGTAATACATCTAATACATATTATACTTTTATTGGTCAACCAAATAGTCTCAACCCACAGGCTGGTGGTACTGAATCTTGGGGTCTAGGATATTCTCCTACTGATGGAATAGAGGAGCAAAATAGAATTAAAGAGACTATACTGTCTATGAAAAAGGTGACTAGCCAAGATGTCCGAAGGATGATACGAAAAATTGATTGGACTTCAGGAACAACTTATGAAATGTATCGTCACGATTATACAATCTATAATAAAACCCCAATAACAAATCAACCCAGTCTTTACGAATCAAACTTTTATGTTATAAATGAAGATTTTAGAGTTTATGCATGTCTTCAGAATGGAAGTGATCCAGAAAATCCATCTGGCAGACCTTCATTTGACCAACCAGAATTCATTGATTTAGAACCAAGACCAGCAGGAACTAGTGGAGATGGTTATATTTGGAAATATTTGTTTACAATTAAACCATCTGAAATTGTAAAATTTGACTCTATTGAGTTTATACCTGTTCCAGAAAATTGGGGTAATATTGGTGAAACAATATCAACAAAAAATAATGGAATTGATGGTAAAATTGAAATAATTACAATTACGAGTAGAGGAATTGGGTATCAACCAATTTCAAAATCATTCACAAATATTCCAATATTAGGTGATGGGAGTGGGGGTAAAGCAACAATTACTGTAGACTCTTTTGGTAAAGTTTCTGAAATATTTGTAACAGATGGTGGTTCTGGTTATACAAGTGGAATTATTAGATTTGAACCAGGTGCTCCTGGAATACCGTTAGACTTAACAAATAATGGAACAATATCAGAATTTAATGTCATAATCCCACCAAAGGGTGGTCATGGATTTGATATTTACAAAGAACTTGGTGCGTATAGAGTACTAGTATATTCAAGATATGCAACAGATGAATCAAACCCTGATGTCATTTTAGGAAACGACTTTGCAAGAGTTGGTATAATTAAAAACCCTACTGTATTTGGAAGTGAAGTTGAAAAGTTAAGTTTAAATGAGGTGAGTGCTTTAGACTCCATTAAACTTTCTGGTATAACTACAGCAAATAATGAAACATATCCAGTAGATTCTAAAATCACACAAACTATTGGTTCAGGAACTACTGCTGTTGGATTTGTAGCATCTTGGGATTCTATTACTGGAGTTCTAAAATACTATCAACCAGTTGGATTAGCAACTGCGGGTGTAAATTATAGTCTTAACAAATTTAATTCTTCTCCTATTGCTGGTGGAAATTTAATAATTAATTGTGATAGGTCTAATGCATCATTATCAATTGATACTAATTTTACTGGTGTAAGTACAGTAATAAATAATAGGACATATCAGTTAGGTAGTACTTTTGTCTCTGGGATTTCATCTGCAGAATTTAACAAAAAGTCAGGTGATATAATCTACGTTGATAACAGGCAACCAATCCCAAGATCAGCTAATCAAAAAGAAGATATCAAAATCATATTGGAGTTTTAAAAAAAAATGCCACAAAATACTAATTTAAATATTTCTCCATATTTTGACGACTTTGATCCTGATAAAAATTATCAGCGGGTCTTGTTCAAGCCTGCTACTCCAATACAGGCAAGGGAGTTAACTACATTACAATCTATTTTACAAAATCAAATTGAAAAATTTGGACAACACTTCTTTAAAGAGGGTTCTGTAGTTATACCTGGCCAATTATCGTATGATTCAAACTATACTTGTATTGAAATTGATGAAACTCATTTAGGTATACCAGTTTCATTATACATTAATGAAATAGTTGGAAAAAATATCAGAGGAGAGGTGAGTGGTGTTACCGCAAAGATAGAAAATTATATTACCAATTTAACATCAGAGAGAGGAAACTACACATTATACATCAAATATCAAGGTTCTAGTAACACAAATTTTTCAACAAGTAGTTTTGTTGATGGTGAGAATTTATTTATTGAAGAAAATGTTTCTTATGGATTATCATCATTAAGAGAAGATACAACTTTTGCAACAACCATCATTTCTGGTTCAACATCAGTTGGTTCTGCAGTAAAAATTGGGGATGGTGTATACTTTATTAGAGGATTTTTTGTAACTGTCAATTCAGAAACTGTTATTTTAGATCAATACTCTAACTCACCAAGTTATAGAGTTGGTTTACTAATTAATGAAGAATTATCAGTTGCTTCAAACAATTATAATGATTTATATGATAATGCCCAGGGATTTTCTAATTTTTCTGCACCTGGAGCAGATAGACTACAGGTGGGTGTTACATTAATAAAAAAAGATATTGATAATTTTAATGATGAAAATTTTGTTGAACTTTTAAGAGTAGAAAATGGTGTATTACAGAAATTCGTTAAAGATTCTAATTATAATTTAATTAGAGATGAGTTAGCAAGAAGGACTTATGAAGAATCTGGAGATTATTATATAAAACCATATAATATCTCTATTAAAGAGTCATTAAACAATAGAGTTGGAAATAATGGAATATATCTTAAAAATCAGGAAACAAAGCAAGGAAATATTCCCAATGATAATTTGGGGTGTTTACAAATTTCACCAGGAAAAGCTTATATAAAAGGTTATGCAGTTGAAACCATAAGCAGTTCAATTATAGATTTCCAAAAACCAAGAGATACTGAAAAAGCAGAAAACGATTCTGTTCCTTTTAGTGTTGGCAGACAGATAATTATCAATAATGTTTACGGTTCCATCCCTGTCGGATTTGACAATACATCAACAGTAGAATTGTATGATAGTAGAACATTAACTCCAGGTTCTGCATCTGGTAGTAAAATTGGTGTTGCTAGAGTATACAATCTAAAATTAAAAAATGCAGAGTATACTGATACGACAACTCAATATGAGTGTTCACTCTATGATATTCAAACATATACAACAATAACACTTAATACCAGTTTATCAAAAACATCTTCAACTTTCATTGAAGGAAAAAATAGTTCAGCTAGTGGTTATTTGGTATCAGATGTTGTAGATGGTAATGTACTTACTTTATATCAAGTATCTGGTAATTTTAAAAAAGAAGAAGCAATAATAATTGATGGGGTTGATGATGGAAGAGTTATCAGTGAAGTAAGAGACTATAGTCTTAGTGATGTTCACCAATTAAGAACTGATAATTCTGGAAGTAGCCTTGGAAGCTTTACTGCAGATCCAGTTCTTTCTAATAAAATTAATTTAGCAGATATTTCAGCACAGTTTACTATAACTGGTGAATCTGCTGGTGAGAGTACAGTCACAACTTCATCAAGTTCATTCTATGAAGGACTTAATGTTGGTGATATTGTCTCATATACAAAACAGGGGAATAGTGTACCAACTTTAAATAAAGTTATAGAAATTGATAAAACGGCAGATATAGTAAAGATTGCACAAGTTGGAAATATCTCTGGCATCAATGATGGCACACTTCCAGTGGCAACTATAGTAACTAATGACTTTAAAAAGGTAACATTAGAAATATTAAATACATCAAACGCATTTTTATACACAAAATTAAAGCATAAGAATATTTCTTCTGTTGATTTAAGCAATGCTCAATCAGTAATTAAAAAGTCATATCCAATTACAGTTTCTGCAAATGCATATAGTGCAACATTAGAAACTGATACTAGTTTAACTTTAGAACCATTTGATGAAGAAGATTATAACTTAACTTTTATATCTAATGGATCAATCGAATCATTATCTAATCAGAAAATACAACTATCAGGAAGAACTGTAAGTTTAAGTAACTTGTCTGGTAATGGTTCAGCAATACTTACAGTTTCATATAGAAAAGTTAATACTACAGTAAAAAGAAAATTATATAACAGATGCAATGCACTAGTCGTTAATGGTTCATCGTCACCTGCTTCTGGTATTGGAAATACAACTCTTGATGATGGATTAATCTATAATGAATATTATGGATTAAGAGTACAAGACAAAGTAATTTCTCTTAATGTTCCTGATGTTGAGAGAATTTTGGGAATTTATGAATCATCTACTAGTTCAGATCCCAATTTACCAAAGGTAACATTAACATCACTCAACTCTAGTGTTAATAATCTATTAAAGGGTGAAAGACTTGTGGGTCAAACTAGTGGGGCTGTTGCAAACTTTGTCGGTAGTGATAGTATAAACACAATTGATGTTGTGTATATTAATGAAAATAGATTCTCACTAAATGAGACTATTATTTCTGATGAGACTAATATTAGTGGAGAAGTATTTTCTGTAGTTCTTGGTGATAAGAATATTAAAAATAGCTTTATTTTTGATAATGGTCAGAGATCTGAATATTATGATTACTCAAGAATAATTAGAAAGTCTGAAATTTCTTCCCCAACTAAAAAAATTAAAATTGTATATAATCAATATTCAATTAACTCATCCGATGATGGTGACTTTGTATCAGTTGACTCTTATGATAGTGATAGATATAGTAAAAATATCCCCGTAATCGATGGAGTAAGAAATACAGATATCATTGATTTTAGACCAAGAGTTTCATTATTTGATACATCTTCTGCATCAAAATCACCATTTGAATATGACTCAAGATTATTCTCACTATCGGCAAATTCATCTAATTATGTATTTGCAAAAGATAAGAATTTAAATGTATCTTACAATTACTATCTTGCTAGAATTGATAAGTTGTTCTTAACAAAAGATGGTGCTTTTGTTTTAAATAAGGGTGTTCCATCATTAACACCAAAGTCACCTAATGTTATTGATTCTTCATTAGAGATAGCAACAATTTATTATCCACCATATGTTTATGACACAAAAACAATAAAAACATCTCTTTCTTCACATAAGAGATATAGAATGAAAGATATCTCTAGATTAGAGGATAGACTTTCCAATGTGGAATATTACAGTTCACTGTCTTTATTAGAAACTGACACCAAAAATTTACTTATAAGAAATCCAAGAACTGGTTTAGATAAATTCAAATGTGGTTTCTTTGTTGATAATTTTAAAAGTGGTTTTGGTGGTGATATTTCAAATCCATCTTATAAAGCAAGTACAGATACTGCAATTGGTGTAGTAAGACCAACGCATTATACTACTTCTACTGGATTAATTCTTGGTTCAGAAGCCATTATTGGTATTGGACAATCATCAAACCCAAATATTGATCTAAGACACGCAACAGATTTGGGAACCAACAATCTCAAGAGAGTTGGTGATGTGGTCATGCTAAATTACAATGATGAGGTATACACTAAAAATCAATTTGCAACCAGAGCAGTAAATGTAAATCCATTTAATATACCAGTATGGATTGGTTCAATTGAATTAAACCCGTCTACTGATACTTGGATTGAAACAAGATTAACAACTAGAACCGAAGATGTTGATGGAACATATAAAACTGCTATGGCACAATTGGGTGCAGATACAAATACTGGATTATCTCCTATAAATTGGAATTCTTGGGAAACTAACTGGACTGGAGTTACAAATCTAAATTCTGAATTAACAGGAACTAGTACAGAGGTAAATTCATCTTCTGGTAATAATGTTGACACATCGACAACTACAACAACACAATTTATAACAGACACTTTCACACAAACAACAAATCAATCCAGAACAGGAATTCAATGGCAAGTTAGTGAAAGATTCAATAATGTTTCTATTGGAGATAGAATTGTTTCGAGGTCAATTGTTGGATTTATGCGTTCCAGAAACGTTGAGATGATTTCTCGTAGATTAAAACCTTCTACAAGATTCTATCCATTCTTTGATAACATTGCCATGAATGATTTTGTAGTTCCAAAACTACTTGAAGTAAACATGGTCAGTGGCACATTTGCTGAGGGTGAGACTATTATTGGACAAATGCCTGTTTCTATTTTGAATAATAAAGGAATTGTATTCAGACTAGCAAAACAAAATCATAAGTATGGTCCATATAATTTTCCAGAAGAAGTTTATGAACAAAATCCATATAATTCAGGAAATCAACTTTCTTCATCGTATTCATCAACAACTACAATTTTGAATGTTGATACTGCAAGTTTGGAAAATCAAGCAGATTCAAATTTCTTTGGGTGCATTTCTGTTGGTATGCAATTGATTGGAGAAACAAGTAATGCAATTGCAGAAGTATCAGATATAAGACTTATCACTGATAAATCTGGAACATTAATTGCATCATTATTCTTCCCAGACCCAACTATATTATCAAACCCAACATTTGAAACAGGAACAAAAACACTTACATTATCAACAAGTTCAACGAATTCATTACAACCAGGAGTTTCAGAAAGTTCTGCTGAAACTAATTTCACATCAAGTGGAACAATTGATAATGTAGAATCATTGACATTAAGTATCAGAGAAGCTGATATTGAAAGAGTTGCGGCTACACCACAAAATAGATCATTAACAAATGACTTTAGTGTAGACCGTACTAATACTCTAGTTAACACCAATACTGTTCGCACAGAAATTGTTGAAAGTACCATTATTGTAACTGAAATTGTTAGAGTTCCTGCCGATCCACCACCACCAACAAGATGGAGAGATCCACTAGCACAAACATTCCAAGTTACTGATAAAAGTGGAATTTTTATCACTAAGTGTGATGTATTTTTCCAATCAAAAGATACCTCAGATATCCCCGTAACGTTACAAATAAGAACAAGTTCTTTAGGTGTACCTACACAAGAAGTACTACCATTTAGTGAAGTTACATTATCTCCAAGTGCTATCAATACTTCTGAAGATGCTTCTGCTGTAACAACATTTACATTCCAATCTCCAATATTCTTAGGCGGAATACAAGACTATGCATTAGTTTTAATATCAGATTCAGAAGAATATAATGTTTGGATTTCTAGAATGACTGAAGTTGATATTTCAACAGTGAACAATGCAGATTCGGAAAAAATTCTTGTTTCACAACAACCAACATTAGGTTCGTTATTCAAATCACAGAATGGTGCTACATGGGAACAGTCACAATTGGAAGACTTAAAGTTTACTCTATACAGAGCAGATTTTAATTCAAGTAGTGGTTCTTTTAGACTATATAATCCAAAACTTGGAATTGGAAATAGACAAGTAGCATCGTTGAGACCCAATCCAATAGTATCATCTGCTAAAAAAGTTTTAGTTGGACTTGCATTGAGTTTAAGTAGTTCTGATATTACAAATCTAGTACCAGGAATTACAATAAGACAAACAGGTTATGACAATTTCTCTGGAAAACTTGAAAGTGTTGTTGGTTCTATTGGCATTGGAAGTGTCTTGAGTATCACAAATGCTGGTGCAGCATATACTTCAAATGCAACGTACTCTGATGCCCCACTCTTAACATTATCCGGAAGAGGTTCTGGAGCAAAGATTAATCTAACTATTGAGAATAATATTGCTATTGCTGCTACTGTTTCTATTGGGGGAACAGGATATGCTAAAGGTGATACTTTAACTGTCTCACCTTCAGAAACAGGTGGTTTTGGTAAAAACTTGGTCCTATCTATTCCGAATAGTGTTGGGGTTATTTCAGCATTCAACTCACTAATTATCGATAAAGTTCAAGATGAAGTAAATACATCTGGTGTTTCAAATGAAATATCTTATATAAATTCTGGTGGAGGAATATCAACCATTTCAGATGGTTACGTCAATTACTCTGAAACAATTGATGATGGATTGTATTTTAAAGTAAATCACAATAATCATGGAATGTATTCACAGCAGAATAAAGTAACACTTACTGGAATTGAACCTGATATAGCACCAGAAAAACTCATTGCTGACTATAATCAGGCATCGACAAATAGTATTCAAGTAAATTCTGTTGGCATATTCACCAGTTTTGAAAACTTAGAAGTTTCAGTAACAAATCCTGGATATGTTAAAATCAATGGTGAAGTTATTAGATATACTTCATATGAACTCAGCACAAATACATTACTTGGAATAACAAGAGGAATTATTGATGGGCAAGAGGATTTTCTTCTCCCTATGGTTATTCCTTACCATAATGTTGGATCACCGGTATTTAAATATGAATTTAATGGTGTTTCTTTGAGAAGAATTAATAGAACACATCCATTTGCAGATGTTGACATTAATAAGTATCCTATCACTTTAGATAGTTACCACATTAAACTTGATACTGAATCCAATGGAACAGATAGGAAATTTATTAGTCCTAAATTGTTCTTCAAGGATACTAAATCTGGTGGAACTTATGATTTAGATGATTCTGCTTCTGGTTCAAACACAATATCTGGACCAAAAGCAACACAGAATATTCAGTTTGATTCAATCAAACCAAATATACAAACTATGATTCCAGAAAAAACATCTATTTCGGCAAAAGCAAGAACATTCTCTGGTCAAAGTATTAATGGAACTGAAAATACTTATGTAAGTAAAGAGTTTCAATCAATTTCATTGAACTCAAATAATTATCTATCAACACCAAGTGTAATTGCATCAAGCGTAAATGAACTTGAATACTTAGATGATTATCTTGGAAATAAATCATTCACATTAGAATTAAATCTATCTACTAGTGATAGTAAGTTGTCACCAGTTGTAGATCTTGATAGAATTGATATGATAACAACCATGAATAGAATTGATAGTCCAGTATCTAACTATAAAACAGATTCTAGGGTTAATAGTTTATATGATGATCCATCATCTGCAATATACATATCAAAAGTTATTAGATTAGAAAGGGGTTCTGATAGTTTAAAAGTTTACTTTGATGCGTATAGGGATTCTTCAAATGAATTAATCGTTATGTATAGAATACTAAGACCTGATACACCAGATGATCAGCAATTGTATGAATTATTCCCAGGATATAAGAATCTTGATGAAAATGGTAATGTAATTGACCCTAAAGATAATGATGGACAACCAGATACATTTGCTCCTGCTTCAACTTCATTAAATGATTTTAGAAGTTATGAATACACTGCAGAAAACTTACCATTGTTTAATGGATTCCAAATTAAAATTATCATGGCAGGAACAAATCAATCATTTGTTCCAAATATTAGAGATTTAAGAGTAATTGCAACGTTATGATTCCAATAAAAGACAATGTGGGTTTTTATAGAGATGAAAAAACCAATGCAGTTCTAAACTGCAATGATGCACAATATAATGAGTATATAAAAATAAAAAATAAAAAATCCATAGAAGAACAAGAGTTGAGTAAAATGAAAAATGATATTGAGGAAATTAAAAGTGCATTGAAGACTCTAATTGAAACGATAAATATATAAAGGTTATTAATCTATTTTTCTGATGTCAGCTAAAATAATCAATTTAGTTCTTGAACAGGGAACAGATTTCCAAAGTACATTTACCATATATAATGACAATGGGTCTAAATTGAATTTGACTGGATATACAGGAAAAGGTTTAATCAAGAAAAGTACATACTCGTCAACTTCGTATCCATTTTCTTTAACTTTTCCAAATAGAATTGGTGGTCAAGTAAAAGTGTCTATGGCAAAAACAAACACATCTTTAATTGAAGGTGGTAGGTACTTATATGATGTGGTGATAACATCTCCAAATGATTTTTCGACAAGAGTTGTTCAGGGTAGTGTGTTAGTAACACCAGGAGTTAGTATATGACAAATTATGATGTAAGACTAACTTCACAAGATAGGTTTACTGTTGACTTAAACTATGAAGTCCCATTTAAGCAGATACAATATAGTAATATAATTCTTGATGATATTTCTGCTCAATTTGATGGAAATGTAACTAACTTTACATTATACGCAAATGGTGAAGAATACTTCCCAGTTAATGAGCAGCAATTAGTAGTATCCCTAAATGGTGTTCTTTTAACACCAGTAGTTGATTATCAAATATCTGGCAATATAATTACATTTTTATCACCTCCAACTGCAGGACAATCATATTCTGCAGTTGCACTTGCTACTGCAGCTGATGCTACAAGAAATATTGTTTTTATGATTGATAATGGTAGTATTAATATCACTCCCGGTGACAAAGGATATTTACCATTAGATATTGGTGGAAAAATTGAAACTTGGTCGATATTATCAGATCAAACCGGAAGTATTGCCATTGATATTGAGAAAACAACGTATGATGATTTCCCGTCAAATTTTACTTCAATAGTAGGTTCAGAATTTCCAAAGTTGATAAATGAGAATAAAAATAAAGACATTGAACTAACAACTTGGACACCTGTAATTAACACATCAGATGTATTAAAATTTAGTGTACTTAGTTGCTCTGGAATAAGCAGATGCACAGTAGTCCTAAAGATGAAAGTCTAAATATTTTTAGATTATAAATAACAATAGGAAAAAAATTTTGTTTCATAAAAGCACGGAGACAGGTAAATGGCACTTTTAGTCCCAGATAGTGGTGAACTTCAGACTCTAAGGTATCTCGTAAACACTAATCAAGATATCCCTAGAAACTTGATTCTTAAGTTATATACTAGTAATACTACACCTTCTGAGGGAGATGTTCCAACCCAGGCAGCGTACTTTGAACCATATAATGAGTCTGGAACGATTGGTTACGGAACCGCACCAAACAATGGTTATCCATCAGTAATTGATAATAGATGGGATCAGCAATATACTAGTCAGTATGGAATTCTACTTGACGGCACACGTTGGAATGTGAGAACAATCACGTCACCAATTGTAAATACCACTGGTGACGGTATTGCTGGAGAATATACCATTACTGTTTCATCAACACTCAACATTGCAGTAGGACATTACGTAAGTGGTGGTAATGTTGGTTCAAATGCTACCGTTTGTGCCATTGACGGTAATGTACTTGTTCTATCTGTTCCTAACTCTGGTAACTTCTCCAACCAATCACTTGACTTTGGTGTGGGAACAACAACTGCTTCATATCCAGAGCAGACATTTACATTCACTGGTCCAGCAAATCAGCAGTATGGTTATTACCTTGTAAGAGCAAATAACTTACCACTAACACTTCATGGTGTTGATTCAGCAGCAACTGCTTTAGCAAATACTGGTGTTACTAAATCACTAACAACTGGTGTTATTGCACAAGAGTTTATCACTCTAAATCAGTTCAAGTGGGAACCAACAGGTGTTGGTACGGCAGGTAACTTTGAACTTGTTGTTTCTGATGCAACTGGCATTGTTGCAAATCAAAGAGTAGATGGTACAGGTCTTGCTAACGATACCAGAGTTGTTGGTGTAAACGGTGTTAACATTTATCTAAACAAAGCACTTTCTGGTGCTGCTTCTGGTGTAACTACTTTCTATAAGAGCATCACCGAAGATATCACACTTGGTATGGGTGTTACTCACACCAATGCTGGTGGTGAAACTAATGCACTTCCTGCTGAGACAACTGTCACTGGTATTGATGAAAAGAATGGTGTTGTTTATCTAAGTAATGCCCTTACAAATAACATTCAGGTTGCAACCGGTGACGAAGTAACATTCAATTCCAGTAAAGTAATTGGTACTGCACACGGTCTTGAGCCAGGTGATGTTATCTACATCGCAGCAGGTACAGGT